TCAAACTTGCAGGTGCTACGCACTTTGCAGATGTTCTCGTTTCTGTTAATCGCTAAGGAGATTACATGAGCACTTATTCTTTTATGGACACACAATGCTCCCTTGCCAGCAATGATGGCGTAATCGATCTAGGTTATGGGGCTGCTGTTGCAGACGAGGGTATTACCTTCGCAATGGCCGGTGATAAGAACACAATGACGATTGGGGCGGATGGTGAGGGTATGCATTCTTTGCATGCTGATAACTCTGGCTAAGTCACCATACGTTTACTTAAAACTTCACCAGCAAATGCAAAGCTGATGAATCTTTACAATATTCAAAAGTCAGCTAGCCGGAAGTGGGGAAAAAATACAATCACACTGAACCATACAGGCTCTGGTGATAACCATACGGCAGATAAATGTGCATTTAAAAAGGTACCAGATTATACCAATGCAAGAGATGGTTCTCTGGTTGAATGGATCTTCGATTCTATCAAAGTTGATATGAAACTCGGCACGTATGAGTAATAACTATGCAAATCAAAATTGATAATCACAACTACACGATTGGGCGCTTAAATGCGCTTGATCAATTGCACGTATCACGCAAAATTGCCCCCATCGTACCTAATCTGATTCCTATCATTAGTGAAGTGGCAAAAGGGGGTCTGGCCAAAGCCATTGAAGCAATAGACGCAAATAGTGAAAACTTGGATGGTATTGATATAAGCAATCTTGATGGGCTTTCAACAGCATTAGCGCCGTTAATGAATGCGATTGCTGCTATGTCAGAAGATGATACAAACTATGTTATTCATAAGACATTGAGCGTAGTTCATCGTGAAGGTGCCATTTTATGCCGTGGTGAATCAATCATGTTTGATGACCTAGATATGATGCAAATTCTCCCGCTTGTAATTGCCGTGATCCGTCATAACTTGGGAAATTTTATTCAAGGACTGCTTATGAAGGCATCGAACATTCAGCAGTCCGGGTAAGCTTTAAAAACCTGCCTAATGGAGAAGATTGGCTCTTACGTCCAGTCATTAAAGGCATGTGTAAGTTTGAATCTTTAAAAGACGGTACAGTGGATCTGGCTGATATCGCACTCATGAATGATGCTCTCGATGTCGTTGCGGATAATGAGTATTTAATTGAAGAAGCCAGAAACAATGATAAAAGCTAATAAGCCTCCCTTCAGTGGAGGCTTTTTTTATTTAAGGGGTACTTCATGGCACAAGCAGGAGTAATACGCGACTTTCTTGTTGCATTAGGTTTTAAAACTGATAACTCTGGTTTAGGCAAAATGCAAGATGCCATGAAGGGGGTCGAGCTTAAAGCTAAAGCCTTGAATGGTGCGTTGATGGCTTTGGCCACCGGTGCAGTGATTGCGGTTCGACAGACAGCTAGTGAATTAGATAAGCTTTATTTTTCATCCCAGCGTATTGGTGCAAGTGTTACAAATATCAATGCATACGGTAATGCAATTTCTCAGCTTGGTGGTAATGCTGAAGGCGCTATTGGCTCATTAGAATCTTTAGCTGAAAAAATGCGTAATTCACCGGGTTATGAGGGCCAGATCAATAGTCTAGGTGTTCAGACAAAAGATGCAAACGGTGTAATGCGTGATCGTGTTGAGGTCATGAAAGATCTGAGCGGTGTGCTTGCAAAAATGCCGGCATACCAAGCCAATGCCTATGCAAGTTCTCTTGGCATTGACCAGAACACATTGCTTGCAATGCGCGACGGTAAATTTATCTCAAACATGGATAAATATCAGAAGATCCAAAAAGAACTAGGCATGAATGATGACCTTGCCAAATCTGGCAATGAGTTCATGACTGAATACCGTGATCTAACGATGATGACAAAAACCGGATTTCAGGTAATTGTCATGCAGGCTGGGAAAGGCTTAATTCCAGTACTTAAGCTGCTCAATCAAATGATTCAAGGTGGTATTCATGCTTTCAGTCAATTGAATCCGCATATAAAAGAGGGTTTAACAATTGGACTGCGTTATGCACTATTAGCAGTAATACTCGGTGGATTTATAAGAACATTCGGAATGCTATTTAAGTTTATTCCGATGCTGAAAGGTTTCATTGGTTTATTAAGGATTTTACAGCTAACTTTTCTTGCTTCGCCAATTGGGATTATTTTAGCTCTGGCTGCTGCTTTGGCCGTTCTTTATGATGATTACAAGACTTGGCGCGCTGGTGGTAAATCACTCTTTGATTGGTCTAAGTGGACCAATGGCATTGATACGATTATCGGGAAAATTAAAGAATTTCTTGAGATGCTGGATAAGGTAAAAGATAGAGTAGTTAACTTTATCCAAAAAGTTATCTCAGATCCGATAGGGGCAGTAGGAGAGGTAATAGAAACTGCTAAGGAAGTAGCTAAAGATACTGTTGCTAAAGTCACCAGCCCAAGTTCTGAGCCTGCTAGTCCTGCGGTTAAAGCGGTAAATGATGTAAGTAAGTCAATTGTCGATACTGTTAAAGAGGGAGCTAAGAAAGCTACTGAAGCTTTAGTGGTAGTAGCTAAATCTACTCAGAAGGCCGTAAAGGAAGCCACACTGCCGAACACACGGGAAGGAAAGCAGCAAGCTCTAATTAGAGCAATGGTTAATGGCGATATTAAGGATAAGAAAGAACAAGCTATGTTCTTAGCTCAAATGGACCATGAATCTGGCGGTTTTGGTCGTCTCACAGAGAATCTGAATTATAGTAAAAAAGGGTTACGCAAAACTTTTAAGAAGTATTATAAAACAGATGCTGAGGCAGCTAGAGACGCTCGAAATCCTGAACGAATTGCTAATCGTGTTTATGGCGGACGAATGGGAAATACTGCGGCAGGTGATGGTTGGAAATATCGTGGTCGTGGCTTTATTCAATTAACAGGCAAGTCGAATTATGAGGCATTTGCTAAGTCTAGTGGCATTGATGTCGTATCCAATCCAGATTTAGCAGCGCGCCCAGACGTTGCTGCCCAAGTTGCTGTTTGGTACTGGAACAAAAGAGTTAAATCAAAGGTTCCTGGAGGAGTAAAAGCGGTTACCAAGGCAATTAACGGCGGTACTAATGGGCTTAAGGATCGTATTGAAAAAACTGAGAAATACGCAAAACTTGTTAATCAATCTAGTTTTATGAACCCGGTAATTACTATTGTAGATACACCAAAGGCGAACATTAAAACTAGTTCACCACCTACGGGAAATCCACATAAAGCAAAGGTTAATAATTCAAATATGACTGCTTCAAACGTGTCTATTCATCAAGAATTTAAAACTGATATGACAATTAACGGGGCTAAAGATCCTGTTGCTTCCGCTAATGCCGTAAAACGTCAACAAGAAAACTCATTAGCTTTAATGGCTAGAAATTCTGTAGGAATACTAAGTTAGAAATAGATTATATTAATATTTTTAAATAGTATGCTGAAAAGCTATGAGTTGTTAAAGGAAAATATGAAAAAGATATTCAGCTTCTGTATTCTATTTTTTACTTCTGTGGCATGGGCTGGACCTTACGATGACAATTCATTTAGTAAAATGCCGCATAAGAAAATAATGGATTTAAATATCAATAATTGTGAGATTCAAGCTAATGCTGCTGGCAATCCTGAATTGGCAAATAGATGTGTAGATAACCAAAAACAATCTTTCGATTATCTCTTTAGGATATATCAAGCTAAAGATATTACAGCTGCATCTTGGAGCCTATGTATAGCAGAGTCTAAGATAGGCGATAGATTTGATTATATGCTGATGCTTGCCTGTATGAAGGTGGTAAAAGATATTTGTCCAGAAAAAGCTGATGGGCAATGGGTAAATCCAAATTTGTGCATTAATAGTGTAGAGTCTGGGGCTTGGGTTAATAATCCAAAGATATTTCAACCTTCTAAATACTCTTTGAAAGTAGCTCCTTAGTTTATATTTGCATACTAATGAGTTGATGAATATTTTTTAAAAGCCGGCCTAATGAGCCGGTTTTTTTACGCCTAAGGAAAACAACTATGGCAATAAGTTCCTTAATTAACTCTGCTGTTGCATCTCCATTTACAGAGAAGGCCGCGTCTATTTTACTGGCCGGACAGGGCCGAACAATTATGGGGCTTTTTGCAGATGTAACAATTGAAGAAAAACATAGAGATGAAGTAGAAATTACTGAGCATCCTACAGATGTTGGATCTCCAATGTCAGACCATGCATATAAGTTACCGCCAGAAGTATCTATGAAAATTGGTTGGTCAGAAAGCGCAGGCCGATTAAACGGAATGGTGGGGGATACACTTCTATCAGAAACTACTGGCTTGGTGGCTGTATATGAAGTTCTTCAGACACTACAAGATAATTTTGTAAGGCTGGTGGTTTCAACTGGCAAACGTCTCTATACAAACATGCTGATTAAGTCGCTGAGCTGTACTACAGACATGACGAGTGAGCATGTATTGATGATCGATATAACATTCAAAAAAGTTTTTATTAGCCAGACTGCTGAAACGACTGTACTGATTGAAAATCAAGCTGTACCCGAAGCTACGGCACAGGTCCAAAACGGCGGTACAGTTCAAAAGCAGGAGGTCCCAGAATCATTAGCATCTAAAATATTCGGTTCTGGTTCAGTCGGTGGTACCTATACTTTTGTTAATCCGTTTGAGTAATCAATATGGCCTTTTATAAAGTTCCTTTAAGCAATACGAACCAGAAATTTAATATTAATTTGAATGGCAAAACATACAAGCTGCAACTGATATATCGAGGTTCAAAGTGGTTTTTAGATGTAATGGATACTTCTGAAAATTATCTTATCTCTGGAATACCTCTAGTGGCCGGCGATAACTTACTTGCACAACATCAGCATATTCTTAAGGGCGGATTTTATGTGGCCAATAGTAATAAGCATGAAGAGCAATCTTTTAATGATTTAGGCAATAAAATAACTTTGTACTGGAGTGATGATTAATGGCTGAACAGTGGAAACGTCAATGTAGGCTTACAGTACAAATAGAAAAAGAACAGCCTCAGGCTTTGGATTTATCAGATTTTCATATTTATTTTCATATCTCCCAGCCGACTACTGAAGCTCCTAAGGCTGCTGAGATTTATATTTATAACCTTTCAAAAAATACTATGGACCTGTTATGTGGGGCAGATGATCAGAAAATTAAAAGTCAGGTAATACTTGAAGGTGGTTATGAAGGGAGTGGTTTAGAGGTTCTGTTTAAAGGGGAGGTTTTTCAATATCGCCGTGGACGGGATAATCAGACAGATACATGGCTATGCATTTTAGCCCAATCTGCCGATAGTGCTAAGAATAATGCATTGATCAATCAAACAGTACCAGCGGGATCTAGTGTTGAAGATACAAAAAATACTTTATTGAAAGGCTATGAGGATGCCGGGCTACAGCTTGGCCATATTCCTCAGTTATCTGATCAGAAGCTTATACGTGGCAGGGTTCTATTCGGTTCTCTTGATATGAAGATGCAACAGTTCAGTAAAGATAATGACCTGCTGTACTCACTTTCTGATGATGAAATCAATATGCGTATTAGTGATAAATACACAATTGAGCCCGTTCATATCTTAAGTGCCGCGACAGGTGTCATCGGCATGCCACAGCTTACTACGGAAGGTTTAAAAATAACCTGCTTGTTAAATCCTAAACTTAAGTGGGGAGGTCGTATACAAGTTGATATAACCAATATGCAGACCGAAGCATACGACATTAATTATGCCGGGCAGATGGTGGACCAGCCTTATAAAAATCCGAAACTAGCTACTAGTGCCGATGGCATGTTTATTATCTGTTCAATTGAGCGTACTGGAGATACTCGTGGAAATGACTGGTATGACAGTCTGGTCTGTATAGCTGTTGGGGCTACAGTACCGAAATCTGGCGTATCAATTACAGGAGTCGCAGGATGACAATATCTTTAAACGAACGTTCTCCTGATATGCTGCAGTTAATCAAAAATGCCATACGGAGCGAAATAGCGGATCTATGGACCTCTTTACCATGCGAAGTTGAGAGTTATGATCCAGATGCTGTAACTATTAGCGCACAGCCAACTATCAAAATACCGGTTAGAAATGAGAAAGGAGACATAGAGCTGGTGCAGCTTCCGTTGCTTGAAGATGTTCCGGTTATGTTCCCATGTGCTGGTGGTTTCACTATTACACATCCAATTCAAAAAGGGGATGAATGCCTTGTTAGCTTTGCAGCCCGAAATATTGACCTATGGTGGCAATCCGGTGGGGTACAAAATCCTTTTGATACTCGAAAGCATGATCTATCAGATGGCTTTGCTCATTTCCGTCCACAATCTCAAGCTAATAAAATTAGCGATATTTCAACTGAGAATCTTGAGATCCGAAGTGATAACAATGCAACGAAGATTCAAATTACACCCGGTGGAATTATTAATTTTATTGGCCAGAAAGCTGTCTTTCATTGTGATGTAGAAATGACAAAGACATTAACGGTAACTGGATTGATCAAGTCGCTTGAAGATGTTGTGGCGAAAGTGGTTAGTCTGTTTGGCCATAAGCATCTTGGTGTTCAATCCGGATCTAATTCATCAGGTCCACCAGAATAATAGATCAAATAATATGAGGGGCGCGAAAGCGTCTTTTTTTATGCGCTATAGAAAATTAGATAAAGAGGATGATTACTCTTTTGGTACCGGTATAAGTGACTTTTATGTCAACACACCAGAAGCAGTAGCACAGGCCGTTTTAACTCGTTTACGTCTATGGGTGGGTGAATGGTTTGCTGACACTTCAGATGGTACCGGCTGGAATCAATCAATTTTAGGAAAGCAGTCTAATAACTTATATGAGCTCACATTACGCCAGAGAGTGCTAGAAACATCTGGCGTTTTAAGTATTGAAGATTTCCAGAGTTCTTTAGATTCACAAACCCGAACCCTATCAGTCGCAATGACAATAAACACGATTTATGGCTTGGCCATATTGGATGGGAGTCTCAGAAAATGACTTTAACCACTATCGCACCTGTATTGACTAATGCCGGTGTTATTGCACCAACTTATTATGAAGCTGTTGAGTTCTTGAAAGCAGAGTACAGGAGAATTTATGGTCCAGACGCTTATTTAGAGAATGATAGCCAGGACGGGCAGTGGATTGGTGTTCTGGCCAGAGTTATTGCAGATTGCGGAGCTGCATGTGTTGATGCTGTTTCAACATTTTCACCGAAAACAGCAACAAAAGAAGCCTTATCCAGAAATGTAGCCATCAATGGTATTAAACGGGCCACACCTACATTTTCAACTGTAGATCTGATAATTAGCGGTACACCCGGCACAATTATCAAGAATGGTTATGCTATTGATGTGAACGATAATAAATGGCTATTACCAGATAGTGTAGTTATCCCTGCAGATGGATCTATTGTAGTAACTGCTTCAGCTTCTGAAGCGGGTGCAATACTTGCTATGTCTGGTTCTGTAAACAAGATCGGAAAACCGACTCGTGGCTGGCAGAGCGTAACGAATATTACGGCATCCACTCTGGGAATGTCTGTAGAAAATGATATGAAACTAAGGCAGCGGCAGGCTTTATCTGTAGCTATTCCATCACAGTCTAAAACAGATGGAATTAAGGGCGCTATCTTTAGTCTATCTGGTGTATCCCGGTGCAAGACTTATGAAAATGATACAAGTGAAGTAAATGCTTTAGGCCTTCCACCAAATAGCTTATGCGTTGTTGTTTCGGGCGGTGATGCTAATGAAATAGCTGAAATCATGCGGGCAAAGAAATCAATGGGCTGTGGCTATTTTGGTAATACTAAAGTCACTGTCTTGGATGCTTTCAAAGATCCTGTAGATATTTATTTTTACAGACCAAAGATTACAAATATTGGTTTTTATATAGATCTTGAAAGCACCGCTGAATATACAACAGAGATCGGCACTGAGATAAAACAGGCTATTGCAGACTATGTAAACCAACTGGATATTGGTGACAAGATTACCCTTAATAAAATTATGGTACCAGCCGGCTTATACGGAAATCTGAACTCAATGACTTATGAGGTTACTGGCATCAAAATTTTAACCAATGGTAAGCAACATGAAGGTGATTACTATCTGGCTTTTAATGAAGTTGCTTACTGTGATTTAGACAATATTGAAATCAATATTTCGGGCGGTGACTAATGACAGCAGAAAAATACTTGTCGTTGATTACAAGCCAGCATCGAAAACCAAAATTCACGTCAACAGTTCAAACATCTATAACCCCATTAATTGATTGTATTAACTTTCTGAACACTATTAATGCAGAATTTGATCTGGAAACGGCGGCAGGTTTTCCACTTAAAGTTATTGGTGAATGGGTCGGTGCACAAGATTCAATCCCAAATAGTGTGCCAATTGCATTCTTTGGGTATCAGGAGCAAACAGGATCTTTACCCATGCGTGAAACAGATGATCCTACATTTGTGAGCGGATTCTGGCGTGAATCAGGGGTAAGTGGCTACCGGGCTAAAGCTATGTCTAAAGAGCTTTTCAAAAAAGTAGTAAAGGCAAAGATTAAGCTTAATCACAGTGATTGTTCTATTGATTCTGCAAAGCAAATTATAGAAATGATCCTGGATAAAAAATTCAAGATCAAAGATAACCACAACATGAGCGTAACATTTATTTTTCTTGAAAATTATGAGGAATATGAACGTGAGCTGGTGAAATTAATGTTCCCTTTGCCGTCAGGCGTTAAATTAATATTCGAGGGTGAAGATGACTATTGAAAAACTTACTGTCTTTGCTGAGACAGGGGATAAAAACACTGATGGACTGGATCTGAAGAAAGGTTTTCCATCTAAACTGCAACCAGCTCGCCAGTGGCATAACTGGCTATTTAATCAATTATCAAAAAAAATTAATGACGTTATTGATAGCTTAACCTTAATTAGTAAAGGAAAAGTGAGTTATGACGATGTTGTAGATAATTTAACGACTGAAAGTGCAGAGGTACCTTTATCTGCAAATATGGGCAAAAAGCTTAGTGATGAAAAAATCAATACTACTAGTATTGTTGATAACCTTAATACTGAAGATCCGGATCTACCACTATCTGCAAACATGGGTAAAAAGCTTAATGATGAAAAGATCAATATTACTAGTATTGTTGATGACCTTGATAGTGTAGATCCAGAACTTCCCCTGTCTGCAAACATGGGTCATAAACTTAATAAGGATAAGTTGAATAAAGCCGATTTAGCCTCTGGATCTGCACCAGTTTTTGCAGCTCGAGCATGGATTAATTTCAACGGCCAGACTGGTGATATACGTGGGTCAGGTAATATCTTTTCTGTTGAAAGAAAGGGTGTAGGGCTCTATACAGTAACTTTTAAAATAGAAATGCCTCATGCTAATTATGCATTATTGCCCGGTTATTCTAATCAGAATGCTGGCGCGAATCTGGGGATTGTTAAGATGGAAAAGGATTCTTTTACTGTACAGGCGTATTACGGTGGAGATAACACTGTCGGTCCGTTTGATCCACTTATCTGTACATTAACTGTTTTATGTTAAACAGTATATTTAAAGCTTGCCGCCTTTTTTTGGCGGCTTTTTTATGCTTGGAGAAAGCTAAAAATGGCAACGAATTGGAATGAAATTTTAAAGAACACTTCAAACTTGAACGATGTCTTGTCGATTTTAAGAAAAGTACTGGCATTACTGGATTCAAAAACTGATTCAACAGAAATAGAAGAAGCTCTTACTGAAATTCAAAAACTTAAACAGCAGATGAATCAGGAATTTCCTGAAAGCTCATTTAAAGTAATTGAAAATAGTGTTCCAAGATTTTCAGCAGACTGCTGGACAGTGGACGGCGTAAGGAGTATGTCCTTTTGTATTGTTGGTGATGAAGAGGACGCATTTGAGGTTCACTATACATCACGCCGTAAAAATGATTTTGCTGCTGCTATCTTCTTCAGTGAAGATAAATATATGCATCCGTACTTGAGCTATGAGACTAAGAAAGATTTTAGTAACTGTACTTTGTCATTTACAGTTGATGTAGAAGGTGATGCACCATCAATTCTTGATGAAAAACTTGGGTTGGTGATGACTGTGATTGTTAATGATAATAGTGAAACTGGACAGTCTCCTTATTATCTCAGACTTGCAAATTTGGCAAATCCAGCAACTTTAACCGCCACACATGCAGAAATTACAATTGACTGGAATACTGTAGTCAGCGGCTATGGCCAAGACGTGCCATTTCCAAAAAATAATATTGACCGGATCTTTCTTGGCTGTCTCACAAAAGGTTTTGATTCAAGTTCAACCTTGCCTTTAGCATCTCAAGAACATGCAAAAATAAAAGTATCAAAGATTAAGACCAGTGGTAGTAATGCGAAATACATCCGCAAGACTTTAAAGATTCCACAGCACACCCTGGGAATGTGTACCGGCTACGATGATAGTTATAACGTCAATCCAAAGCGTATTATCAAGAATTGTTATGACTTGGGATATCGCGGTTTTATCAATCATTACTGTGGTATGTCTCATTATTATGATCAGAAGTGGGATGAAGCACAGCAGCGGTTCATTGTTACTAAATCAACCGATGCTCCAGCTCATAATCTATTAAATAGAGAAGCTGTAGAGTGGCATAAGTCTTTTGCAAAAAATGCTTATAAACATTACCTGAAGGCGATCTTTTCAGTTTCTTATGAAATGTACAGTGAGGCGGCTGAACTTTCCTGGACTCAACGCGACTGGAATGATAACTATGCTTATACCGGTTATGAGCCACCAAGCTATTTATTAAGCCCATGTAATGCTGAAGCAATGAGCTGGTTACAGCAGGTTTTTGTTGAGTTTGCAAAGATTCTTCATGATGCTGGCCATGTTCCATATATGCAGGTTGGGGAGCCATGGTGGTGGGTAAATCCAGACGGTAAGCCATGCATATATGACTATCCGACAAAATTAAAATTTAATACAGAGACAGGATTATATGCACCTGAAATTGCTAGCCGTACAACTAGCTCTACAGGTGCAGTATATGATGCCTATCTTAAGTTTCTTCAGAAAGAACTCGGTGAGTCTGTACTTGCTGTACGTACTGCAGTAAAGAATAGTTATCCTGAAGCTCAGGTTTCGACTTTATTCTTTTTACCAAGTATTTTGGGTGAAGGCAGCGGAATTACAGCAACTATTAACTATCCGGTGAATCACTATAAATATCCAAATCTGGATTTTATTCAAACAGAAACTTATGACTGGTTAATTGTGGGAGAGTTCAATAAAGCCCTGCGCGGTTTTACTTCAGCAATTGACGAGCTGGGTTACCCGGCAGATCTGGTTCATTATCTTGCTGGTTTTGTGCCAGATAACTTTTTAGGAAAATTGGTTAATCCAAACTATGACTTAAATAAAGATGGTCCGAAAGTTTGGCAAGCCATCATGGGGAATGCTTACCTCGGTAAAGAATACAACGTGGCTAAGCAGTATATCTGGGCATATAACCAAGTCATGCGCGACGGACTTGTGATAATGCCTGAGGACTTCCTGAAGAAATTCTGGCTAAAAGATAAACTCTATATGAGCCAAACTAAAGAAGGCGAAATTACCGGTACACCTGTTGCCAATCTTCCAATTAATCCGACTCGGCCCAATCAGCCTGAAGATGTGCCTCCAGCTGCAGGTAATCCGGAGAATCCTGAAATTCCGGAGAATCCTGAGGATATTTGTGCTGGAGCAACTGATGTTGCCTCTATCCGGATAGCAACAAGAATTGGTCTAGATCCAAGTGTTATCGAACAGATAGGTCCTGCATCTACATTCACTGTAGAAGGTAATACTTATAATTTTATGGATCTAATGAGTGGCATAGGTGGGCTGTTTGAAATATCCAACATTACAACAAACTATATCAATGTACCCGAAGGGTATGAGGTTTCAGAATTTGCACCTCAACTCAGAAACGTATCTGATAGAAAGCTGCGGTTAAAAATGGACTTCAGTGGAAATAATGAGAATGCTGACATTATTTTGACTGACTCGGATGATAACCCGACCTATGTTCAAAATGCTGATAAGCGCATTATTGAAGTATGCTTGATTCCGTCCATAGGTGCTAAAACCTGCGCTGTGTTAGGTGACTGCGTATCAGATGTAACCATTCCGACGAATATCCCGCGAGAGGAGATGGCTAGTCGCTATACACACTATTTTCTGTCTTGGGTACAGGAAGAAAATGGCGTACAAACAACAGTAACGGCTAAAAAATACTGGACCAATACCGAACGTTTAATGAGTGGCTTGTTCAATTCAATCATTGCCATGGGTGGGTTAAGTAAACTTGGTGAAAGTAAGAATGGGGAAACGCCTGAATACTCTCTGTTTTTCATGGTTGATGGTAACTATATTCAGGGCTTTGATAATACAAACACTTTTGAAAATTTCTATGGTTGTATAAAGCCTGAAAATTTTAGACCGATGAGTATTACATTTATTGAAACACCAGTTAGTAAAATGCAAGAGCTATCTAATGGTGAAGCATACGTTGATTTCTATCATTATATTAATAGCTCAGTAACTATTAAAACGTGTGGTTATCAACCAGTAGCATCTATTCTTGATGAAGGAACTGATTATTCACTTTATCCTGACTTGTGATGAGCTAAAAAATCTATACCCGACCTTCTTAAAGATCGGGTTTTTTATTGCCAAAAAATTAGGAGAAATAACGTGTCTGAAACTTCAGCTGCAGTAGAAACTGCAGCTTCAGCAATTGCCGGAAAAATAACAACCGCAACTGGCACAGGGGTAACTATTGTGAGCTGGTGGGCTGCAGTCGATTGGGGTTTTTGGATCGGTGTGGGGATTGGTCTGATTGGTCTATTAATCAGCCTTTGTAATGCGATCTCAAACTATCGTTTTCAGAAAAAGAAAGATCAGCGTGAATCTGAGATTCATCAATTAACAGTTAAAAAATTGCAAGGGGAGTGTAATGTCAAATAAGACCAAATTTACGGTCACAGTATTAGCAGCTTCGGCTGCTTTTTTTATGGGCGTTGAAAAGTATGAGGGGTATGCAGCTAAACCTTACCCGGATTCTGGCGGGGTAATTACTCAGGGGATAGGATCAACCACAAAACCTGACGGGTCAAAGATCAAGTTGACTGATCCGCCAATTTCAAGAAAAACAGCTCAGGAATGGGTAAAAGCTCATGTTTCAAAAGATGAGATTACTTTCCGCAAGTCACTTAACGGTGTGAAAGTTTCACAGACTGAATATGACGTGTACCTGGACTTTATGTACAACTTTGGCCAGACCAACTGGCGTAACTCTTCGATGCTTCGCAATTTGAAGGCCGGACAGTATATACAGGCATGTAACTCACTTTTGAAGTGGAAGTATGTAGCTAAGAAAGATTGTTCAATACGTAAAAATAACTGCTATGGCGTATGGGTTCGTCAGCTTGAGCGTCATAGTAAGTGTGTAGGAGCACAATAAATGTTAGATCTATTATTAGCTAAGTTTTATAAGGGCATCATCATGGGCCTTTTGATTTTTATACTGATGCTCTTCATTTTTATTTTTGGTTATGTCTGGTACGCAAACAGTTTAGCTGGTGACTTGCGTAACGCTGAAATTGCAAGTGATGCACGTGTAGAAGAGGCTTTAAGGCCATACATCGAAGCCGAAAAAGCTGCTCAAGTTCAAGCCAATCAGGAAAGTGAAGAATATGAAAAAACAAAGCAAGCTGAGCGTATACGCACAGAAACTATTATTAAAGAAGTCGAAAAAATCGTTGAGCGTCCTGTTTATCGTAACGTGTGCCTTGACGCTGATGGGTTGTCAGCAATCAATCAAGGTATCGCCAGTAACTCTACCAGCTAATCTAAAACAGCCTTGTCCGGATCTACAAACGTTAGATAGCGGAACAGGTGAAGCGATCCTTAAATGGGGAGTAGATACAGTAGCAAAATATAATGACTGTAAAGCTCGGCACATAGCCACAGTAAACATTATAGAAAAGCCCTCCAAGTGAGGGCTTTTTTGATCTTAATTTAATCATTATGGCTAAAATTGAATTTTGTCAACCAAGATTTATGGCTAAAATTGAATTTTGTCAACTAATCGCGCCAACCTCATAAAACTCCAGCTGCTCTTGTTCTGAATACCAAGGATTATAAGCAAGTGCCCATCCTGGATGCTTGTAATAAGGTTTTGATCGCTTGATCATATACTCAATATAAAACTGATACCATGATTTCATTTTCTAATCCTTTCGTATTTATATTAGCTCTAATCATTATTTTAGTTAAAAGCATATCAAAAATTATAATATTCATAAAAAATAATTATTCTAAATCTAGAAATTAATATTAAATAAATAATTAATTCTTAAAAAACTATATAAAGAATCTTATAAAAAATACAAGGATAACTAAAGTTGTCGAAACTAAAGTGATATTTTTTACTAGTGTAAGGTTATTGTCTAAAGTTTTTACTCGTTTGTTTAGCTGTAAATATGTACTTAGATATTCAGTTTTATATTCGGTATCATCTTTTTTATTCATTATATTTTCTTTTGATGTTATTTCTTCATTTAGGGCATCTAGTGTAACCACCTGATTTGAAATTTGCATTAAAACAAATACACAGAAAATTATTATACCTACTATAATTAAAGTATTCTTAATGAAGTCACCTGTTGAGCCAACAAAAACCATTTGTCCTGCTGCTAGTACTGTAGCTATAGGTAATGTAAGAAGTTGATTTTGTATATCAGAAAATACTTTATTAATTTTAATAGTATATTCTCTACGATCTTCTTCCACTTGATTCTTAAAATCATTAAAAGAAAATTTATCTATATATAGCTGAAAGTTACTTTTAACTATACGATAGAACGTATCAAAATTTTTAAGAAATTCTGATAGAGAAATTTCATTTTCTTTATATGATTCATGTAGTCCATTTATAATAGATAAATGTCTATCTTCCTGATGGAACTCATTTTGTAAGTACTCTCTTATAAATTTTTTAACAGGTGTATAATCTCTATTTAAATCAGCTGATGTATATTCAGAGTTGATTTTTAAGTTCTTTTTCCCCACAAAAATAATAAAGGATCTATTTCCATAATCTCCCTTTAAATCAGAAATTAACTCTAAATTATTAAATAGTTCTGCAACAGTAAAAATATTATTAATCTTTTTATTATTACATTCTACTTCAGGAATATAATTTATCGATAAATCATATATATAAAATTGCTTTAATGGCTTTATATCAAGTCTGCGACTATCTTTCTTCAAATAATGATCTAAGTCATAAAAAATATTTGTTCCTGTTAATGGAATAACTATTTTTTTAGTTTTTCTATCATTATCTGTATTATCAATTCCAAAAAAATTAAGCTGTTTTTGAATTTCATCAAATTGAAATGAAGTTCTATTACTTATAATTCCACTAATAGAGTTTGAATCTTTTTCAAAGCTGATTTTATCCAAAGTTGTTAATAAGCTAACAACAAAGTTTAGTTTTTCATCTGCTTGAAAGAACTGATTCATCTTCTAAAATGCCATATAAGCTATTGATTAACACCGGCTAAAAAATCTTCTTTTGCTCTTGCATTAAGGTTGGTAATAACAATATTACCTTCGGGTGAAAGAACGATATGTCCTTGCTCGAAGTCTGCCACATTGAAAGTCACATTAATAGTACCGCTCTTAACTTTCACCCTCATCCAGCGACGAACTGTGGCGCGATCAGGTTGAAATTCATCACTTATCTCTATCTCATTCTGTCTAATATATTTATAAAAATTTTCAGGATTTTCTGGATCTAAGATAGTAGATATTTCCATTAAATAAACAATTGGTTCACCATTACTAGTCTTTTTATTTATAGCGTTAACAAAATGTTGTTTTAATAATTCTTTCTTTTCCTTTTTAATTTCCTCCTCCCAATTCTGATATGTTCCATAATCTGTTAGAGCGGCAAACACAGCATCCGTATATATTTTAGAATCTGTATAACTTACACAATTAATAGAGTCTTTAAAATAATCAGAAACTTTTGTATTGGTCTTTTTAATAAAAGAGACGTAGGGTTGATCGTCACTTAGCCACTTTTTTATATCTATACGTGCACCTTCATGAAGTTTCTCTAGATCAATTGACAAAAGCTCTTCAAGATTAAGATTAGTTCTATCAAATGTAATAGCTTTTTTTTCTTTGATCATTGTTATAAGTAAATATGTTCTTCCTGCCTCTATATATTCTATTAATACAATTAAGCCACCAGTTGCCCACTTTAATTGTTGACCTTCACTTAATGCGATCATTAATCTTTCAACGAGTAACTTTGATAATTTAATAAAATTAATCTCGCCATTATAGTATTGTTGTAATTGTAAGTGAAAAATTGAATTTTCTGACTGATCTATACAGCCATAACCACTAACTGAAGTTGAATACTTTTTGCGCAAATTTGTTGAAAAAGTAAGTGAAGCAGGTTCATTCAGAGGAAATTCTTGGTCTGAATCTAAAATTAGTTTTGGCAAAAGATCGCTTGGATCTTGCTTATCATTTTTTTTGTCGATTTCGTGAATAATAAAATGTGTTAATTGCATTGGAAAATCCCCATGGATAAGCTAATATTTTGAATATTATCTAAATTATGTTGAATAAACTATCATTATTTATATCATTAGACTGTACAATATAATAAAACAAAGATAATACTAATGATCATGTTTAAATTTTTATACCTCTTGTAGTTTTCGGATATTATAGTCCCAATCCTCAGCAAAATTTCTTCTTTTACCCTTCTCAAAATATATTCTGTTTTTTATAAGCTTTTTAACTTTATCTGAAAGAATAACGTTCTCGATCATATTCATTGCTTTTTGCAGATCTTCAAATGAAACTTGAACATAGCCATCTGTTACATCATTAGAATTATCCTCTACAGTATGATTAATTAGCCTTTTAATGGTGTAGCTACCAATGGCCAGACTATTTGCTATCGAACTGAAGGTTCTGCGTAAATCATGATAGGTAAATTGAATACCTGAATTTTCAATAACCTTTTCTCTGGCTGCACGTCTATCTTTTAAGTGGGAATCTTCACCACGCCCCGGGAAGATATATTTTGAGTTAGAGCGTTTTTTACGTTCCTTCAATATATACCAGAGCGTTTCACCCATTGGTAGCATCAGATCATCACCGTTTTTAGTGTCAGTAACGGTAATAGTTCCATACTTTAAATCTACTTTAGACCATTCAGCCGTTTCAGCTTCATTTCGACGAAAGCCAGTTAGAGCGATCAGGAAGAGAAAGTCTTGGTTTGTATAAGCATACATATCGTCATTTTGATGGCCTACCCATGTAGTAGTGGCAACAGCATAGGCCCAATCTTCACGTTGATCTGAACGAATATAATTCTTTCTACGCTTAATCGTATTCCATGCATTCAGCTCATATAGTGCAGCGACTGGATTATTGCCCTTTATGATCTTCTCGCCTTTATCATCGGTGTAGTACTTTTTTGAATAATTGAATAGGGCAGAGAAGAACTTCATTGCCAGGTTCGCTTGTGCATGGCCAACACTGGAGTCTGAAAGCGATTTATGTTTTGTATGAATCATCTTTTCAGTGATTTCATTAATTTTTAAATCTTTCCAGTCTGCAAGATAACTGTTAGTACACTTCGTATATGCAGTAATTGAATCCTTGGCCAGAGTTTTATTCTTTTTATAATTCTCAAAGGCTTCACTAATAGTGGGAATTTTCTTAAATAGACTTTCTTCATAAATAGACTGCTGCTTGATATTTCTCTTCTGGGCAACCGGATCTATACCTTTGTCCATGTTGAGCAGTAAATCTTTAGCTATGGTACGAGCTTGCTCTAAAGTATAAACACCATGCTTTCCTATTATTTTTCGCTTAGCTTTACCATTAGGCATTTTCTTTTCAACAAAGTAGCTTTTCACACCACCTACACAAATGCCAAAGCCTGTCGTAACTGTATCCCGGTAAAAAACCTGTTTTTCTGGTGATAGAGGAATAGAGTCGATAAAGGTCTTGGTGAGTTTTTCGTGTGGCAT